TCTTTTATAAAGATCTTACGGACAAATGGACGTTATATGAAATTTCTAAATATTGCGATGAGCTCGTATCAAATGGAATCGGAGGCTTAGAGCCAAGATTTACTTGTAATTTGTATATAAATACTAGAGAAGAGGCTTACAAAATTTTAAACGATATGGCTAGTATTTTTCGCGGCATTATATACTATTCAGCTGGCCAAATATTAACATCGCAAGATTCTCCAAAAAAACCAATATATATTTTTAATAATAGTAATGTAATAGGCGGCGAATTTATTTATTCAGACGCTTCAAGGAGAGCAAGAAGTACTACGGTACTAGTAAGGTATAATGATAAGAATGATAATTACAAACCTGCAATCGAATATGTTGAAGATAGACAAGGAATATTAAAACATGGAATAAGAGAGAAAGAAATTAGCGCATTTGGATGCACATCTAAAACTCAAGCGAGAAGAATAGGAAAATGGTTGTTAGTTACTGATAACGAAGATACAGAAATGGTAGATTTCAGAGTAGGACTCGAAGGGTATTATATAAAGCCTGGAGATGTAATCTCTGTATATGATCAAAATAGAAGAAACAAAATATATGCGGGTAGGACATTAGAGTTAAGCGCAAATCACGCTGTTTTAGATTTAGATTATAATCAATATAATTTAAATATTTTAACTGGAATTAATGAATCTTTTAAATTTCAAATTATAACTCCTACTTATAATTTACAAATCGGTACGGACCTAGCAAATCTATACTCTACAGGATTTTCAGATATTAAATCTGATGGAATAAGCGGTATTAACAGTGAATTTATAAAACGCGCTCATATTCAAGACATAAATATAAATAATCCATCGAGCTTTTTAACAAGTGGGTCTGGAATTTATAAAGATTACATAAGATTAAACTTGCCACAACCCTTAGATTCAATTAATTATAATCTATTAAATAATACTAATTGGATTATAGAAATTGATCAATCAAGTTTTAATGGAGTTTTAAATGCTCGATCCGAGATTAATAATCCATCATTAGGCGTTTATCCAGGATATTACCTAGAGCCATTTTTAGATAAACCTCAAAAATACAGAGTTTTATCGATCAAAGAAAATGAAAACAACAACTTTAGTATTTCTGCGCTGATGTATAATGAACAAAAATATTTTAACATTGATAATTCAGCTACTCTAATAGATAAACCGATAAAACCAGGAATACCTCCACCACCAAACTTATTTTTAACTGGTTTATTTAGAGATCTACCCAAATCAGGATACGGTGGCAATAATTACGCTCCAACAGGTAGTCCAAGCATCCCTTATCAACAAAATCAAAGTGGAATAAACAGTATTATATATCAAATTTTACCAACAGGAGATACGGAATATGTTTCTTTATATACCGTATATGTAAAATCTGGTAATTTTGATGGAGATGGAATAGACAATCAATTTTTAGAAAAGACCCTTTCGTTTACGGAAGTATTACAAAATGGATTAAATGGCACAAACTGGGAAAATGGCACCATACCTCCGTTTGTTACCCCACTTTATACGGGTGTATATTCCTTTAGAGTATATGCTTCAAATTTCTTGAATGAGAGATCTAGTTACGTAGAAAAGAAGTTTAATTTCATAAACCAAGCTCCACTAGATAGCGTCACGATATCTGGAGTAAATTTATTATAATAAAATGAAAAATAACAATATTAATATAAAACTTGAATGGAAGACCATATTAAACTCTTTGGGTACTTTATCAAAAAGTAGTATTCCTCCGTCTTTTAGCGTGACTCTGAAAGATAAAGATTTAATTATTGATAGGTTTTTAAATTTAAATAATCATATGATCGCAAACTACAAAACTTTTTCTTCAGAAAATAACTCTAAAAAACTTAAATATAATCGGAGTGAGGATAAAAATCAAGTTAATTCAAGCTTTGATTATCCTTTTGAAAATAATTTTAATAAATACAAAGAAAATAATAAAAAAATTGGTTTCTATAAACATATAAACTTTAGTGTATTATACGATAATCAAGACAAACAGCATTTCAATTTAGATGTTGAATACGAAATGTTAGAAGACATAGATAAAAATATTTTATTTAATAGAATATATAGAAGTGATGATTTTTTAAGTATAAAAATGTTGTCAAATAAAGAATACGCAGAATCAAAAGGAATCTACTCATATTTAATCTTATCAACCTTATCTAATCATGTAGAAAAAAATCTTCAACTTAAAAATCTATTTATTGAAAACGTTGCCTCAAAATGGTTAGATAATAATAATTTTACGACCTTACTTACCGTTCCTTTTATAGAATCTAATATAGTCGAAATATCAGAGAATATAAATATTAAAATTTTACCTCTAAAAAAATGGCAATCAGAAATGTATAAATTTTTAAAAGATAGAGAAAAAGAAGAAGATATAAACACTTTTTTAAGAGAAAATTTTGAAAAACAAATTATAAATATTGGAAAAATATACAAACAATCAATAAATTACGAAACATTAGTATTTTTTCAAAATTACTTATACCTATTTAACGAAGAAAGTTTAAGTAGCTCTATTGATAAAATACAGATTGGAGATGTTAATTTTGAGAATTATTATCCAATTTTAAATAAAGATCTGAAAAATAAAATGATTTGTTTATCAGAAGATATAAATTCTGATGACGTAATAGATAATAGTTATAACATAGAAAAAGATCATCTTGGGTATTACAATCAAAGCCAAACTAAATATGTAGATATTAATATGGATTTAGATTATTTCCAATCTAGAAATATTAAAGACGTTAAAATTTTAGAAATTAAAGAGAATGAAACAGAATGTTTCCTGTACATAGAATTTATTACGAATTTTTTTGAAAAAGAAAAATTTTATGTTGAATCGAGCGCAAATTTAAAATATATAGAAAAATACAAAACTCTTTCAAACGATAGAGAATATATTACTTTTCTTTTTGAATACAAATATCCGTTAGAAAAATTAAAGAACTTTTTATCTTTAAATCAAAATTTACAAAAAAATCAAATTTTATCTGAAAAAGATCTAATAAATTTTTCTGCAAAATTTATAATCTAATTTTATCTTTTCTTATATACGCTGCTGCTTAGCATTCCACCAGGCCTTTGTTGCTCTGTTAGCACTCGAATTACTTGACCTTTTATTTTTTCTGCAAGTTCTTTATTTTTAACTGTTTCTTCTTTTCCATCCTCTTCTGATCCAGAACTGTTTTCATTTTGAGATACGACTTGTGATTGTTCTTTTGCTACATTAACAGTTATATTAATGTTATTTACTGGCGAGTAGGCGGAAGGATTTGATTCTGGAACTGAAGAGGAAGAAGAAGAAGTTGAATTTCCAACAGGACCTCCTTCAGCAAATTTTTTAATTCTCCCCCTGTTGAGATCATCAAAAAATTGCTTGCCATACATGCTTACAATATCTTTTTTTATTACAAATTCTCCGTCCATAAGTAAGGCGGGTATATCATCTACACTTGATCCTCCTGCTGCAAATTTTTTAATTTGTCCTCCGTTAGCCTTACCTAATTTTAATCTTCCTCTTGCATCAGGCGGATAATTATTATTCTGAGATGGAGGAGTGTACGGTTTACGCAAGGGCATGTTTGGAGTAGAAGATTTACCAAAGAAAGAGTCTTTGCCGCCAGGCATAAATCCTGGAGCAAAAGCGCCCGCTACTCCTAAACCAAATCCTATAAGCGCTCCTGTTTGCTTCTGCTTTTGTTGACTATTATAATTGTCTCTGATTTCTTTGTTTAATCTTTGATTTTCTTTATAAGCTTCTTCATTTCTTTCCTTTAAATCTTTTAAATATATTAAATAATTAAATAAAGTCGTTTCTCTTTCTTTTCTTATTGCATTTTGAGGATTATCTTCATCTAAAGTAGCTAGAAGGCTTAGATTTTCACTTATTACAGATTCTCCACCAGTTGGGTAAAGAGGATCATTATATTTATAGAAATTTTTTCCTAAAAATCCTACTTCTCCTCCACCAGCAAATTTTTCGTATTCGCGCGGGTTTATTCGTCCTGATTGTCCAGGGGCTGCTTTCATAGATTGTTGACTTGTACCCATCATACTCGTCATAGATTTTCGACTCGTAAGAGCTGGAGTTATAGCATTAGATATAGTTTGAATTCCTGGGTTTGTAACTTTTGCGTTCATAAAACCAGCAATTTTATTGAAAAATCCACCCTGAAGCATGGTAGCCGCTGGGCCTGTAGGGTTAGCTTGTGCACTTTGAGCTAATGCTCCTGCTGTAATTCCCAGTGCAGGAGATAACAACGCGCCACCAATAAAGCGTTTTTGAACTTTTCCTTCATTTAACATTTGCAAATATTCTGGGCCATATTTATTAACAGCGCTTTTTCTTACAACATATTCTCCAGCACTTAACATAGCAGGAACATCATCTTTTGTGCCTGATCCACCAGTTACATTTCCACCAGAAGAATATCCCTTGATTATTCCACCTTTTGATTTGAATAGACCGCCGAAGAAATCTCCAATTCCACTACCGCCACCAAAGATATTGCTAGTGCTACCAAAAAGGGAACCAAAAATTTGATTTGTTGCAAAGTCTAATGCTAATTGTTGTATTCTATCACTTATATTAAGAGCCATTTTTGTAAAAGCGTCACTAGCGGTTTCTGTTCCATTGGCAAAAGATAAGAAGGCATTATTAAATTCACTTTTAATTGTTCTTGCTGTATCTGCTGCTCCAAGTTGAGCTTGTCTATATGAATCTTCTGTTCTAAAATCAAATTCATCAAAAAATGCAGCGGGAAAATCTTCTAATTGAGTTTGTTGACCAAGAATTCTAGCCTCTCTTGCTTCTTGTCTTCCTCCTCTAAAGTCTTCGGCAAATATTCCTCCAGCTCTTCTTTGATCTAATAATATCTTTTCGCGAAGAGCTTCTAATCTTTTTCTGTATTGATCTTCGGTAATAATTGTTTTTTCTATATCTTTTTGATACTGCTCTTCTGTTATTTCTTTATTTGCGAGCTGGGCATCTAATCTTTCTCTTCTAATTATTTCATTATTTAATTGAGATCTAAGCTTCTCTGTTGCTTTATCTATTTCATCATATACTCGATTTCTTCTAGATGGCGTTAATATATCTGTTCCAATATTTTGTATTAATGCACCTTGTTCTTTGCCTAAAATTTCCAAAGGATCTTGAAGTCTCTTAAATAAAGTATTTTTAACAAATTTATCGGCTTTTCTTAATGTTAATGTATTATTTCTAAAAGCTTGAACATACTCCTCTATGCTAGTAATCGCACTAACTCTGAGAATCTTATCAATTTTTTCTGTGGTAACTCCTTGAGATCTTAAATCTTTTACAATTTGATCAATAAGAGCTGAACTAGCTTCTTGATTTAAAGCTGTGCTACCCGAAGCAATTTTCCATTCAGCAAACTTTACTCTTGTTTCTTCTGCGTCTTGGTAAAGAGGTTCAATAGTGCTTAAGATATCAGATAAATTAGTGTTTAATTCTGTTTGGAGTTTTGATAATTTTTCAGAGTCACCTTTTCTAATTCCAAAAAATGCAAGTGGATCAGCTTTAATTTCAGCTGAAGCACCAGCTACGATTGTACTCAATCTTTCTTGAAGATCCTGTAATGTTCCAGTTGGTGGCTTTTGAGCTAAACTAGCTCTTAATTCTGGAACTTGACCCGAAATATTATCTATTGCTTGTTGTTGATTTTTAAGTAAATCATTTCTTTCTTTTTGAAGTTTTTCTAAATTTTTACTAACAACATCTATTTTTTGCTTGCCTTCTTCTGTCTGAGCTAATTTTCTTATTACAGATTCTCCAGTAGACGTTTGAAGAGATAATAAACTTTTTCCTATAACTTTAGCTGTTTTAGGATCTTCTATTTTCCCCTTGGTTTTAAATTCTTCTAACAAAATTTTAACTCCTTCATTTGAAAGTTGAGCGCTACTTTCAGCTAATTTTTTATTAATAATCAAACTAATACCATCGTAATCTGCATTTTTAAATGCTTCTAATACTTTATTTACTGTCTCTTCTCCAAGAGGACCAAGACCAGTAGAAATTTCATTTACAATTTTTTCTAAATTAAAAGCTTTTGTTTGCTCGTCAGCAGCAGAAGCTTGGACTCTCTTATACTCTTCAATAAGAGGAATAACTTTTTGTAAAGAAGATTGTGAAGATTGAAATTCGTCTTGAAGAAATTGCAAATTTTTCCGAAGGTTGTTTAGATCTTCTGCTTTTAAAGCATTAATAAATTGATAAGTAGCTATTCCGCCACCGACAACTGCTCCTGCAGCCGCACCATAAATACCACCCCTTGCCCCCATACCAGCTCCTACAAATGCGCCAGTTCCTATCATACTTACTGCTGTACTTATTCCATTAATAGCAGCTTGAGTTTTAATATCTTCATTGGAGCTAAATTGAGATAAAGTTTGTAAAATTATTGGTAAACCAAAACTAAAAGCTAGGGCAGCGCCACCAAATTTTTCAAATCCTTTAGAAGCATTTTTTGTTTCTCTACTTAATTCTCTGAAATCTTTAATAAGTTGTTTTGTTGATCTATTTTGTGTTTCCGCCAATACACCTATTTGATATTGCAATGCTTTTGGATCGCCCATAAATGTTGATGGCATATTTACGAAATTTGGAATAAATCCAGATGCTGCTCCTGCTGTTTTGGCTCCATTACCCGCTCTAGACACTCCTTGACCCAAACCAAGAGGCTCATCTTTTGTGTTGTAGACTCCTAAACCAAGAGGATTATAAGCAGAAGTTAATCTAGAATCTTTACCTATTCTTACTTTTGAAGAAGATACTCCTGCTGTAAGCTCTCGATCTATAGCGTCGTTAAGTGCTGAAAAATTGGGTATAAAGCCCTTAGATTTTCTTTTTGCGGATGAAGTTTTTTGTGTACCTGTGTTTAGTAGCTCACTAAACGGAAGTGGACCCAACCTTGAATTGTATGCTTTTTTAATTATTGACCTTATTGCTTCATTATCGGATGTTAATTTTGCATCAGCTTTAATTAAACTTGATCTAAATCCAAACCTAGTTTTAAATTGACCACTTGCAGCGCCACTCTCTTCAAAATCAAATGGTCTTCTAAAATCATCATCAACTGATTGCAAAAATTGTTTAGGATTTTTTGTTGCAATTTTAATTACTGTCTCAAATAGATCTCCTATTGCTCCAGGAGGAAGAAAACTTTTTCCAGCTTTAATGTTGCCTAAAATAGTATTTACCCCATCGCCTTGGTTTCCTAAAGCCCCACCAACAAATTTAGTCGCAACATCTGCAAGTGGCGGTAAAAGTTTTTCTGTTAGTAACCTAATAAATTCATTTGGTTTTTGCTTATCTAAGGAATCCAAGCTTCGGACTTGGACACCGCTAAATCTAACTGTTTTTTGAGCAACTGACGGATCATTCTTAATAGCGTTAGAAAACATAGGTAATTGAGCTAATTTGGTAGAAGTAGTGATATCCCCACTTCTGCCCCTTAAAGAGAGTACTCCTAAAGTAGATCCATCGAACTCTCTTGTTTCTGCTCCAGAACCTTGCTTTGCTAATAACGACGGAGCTATAGACCCTCTTACTGTAGTTTTTGCTGCATTTAACTGATCTACTTGAGTTTGAGTTAGTTTACCTTCTCTTTGGGCTTTTAATATCGAAGAATCTATTCCTCTTTCTCTATTTTGTATTCCACCAAGTAATCTTTGATATATATTAAAATTTGGAACAAATCCAGCGCTTGCATATGGATTAAATCCTAATTTAGATTCAAATTCATTTTGATAATTTTTTCCAGCCATGCTTCCTTGAGGAGGCATAATTGCTGGCTGACTCATTCCAGGAAATCTTTTAACTGTTTCTGCCGAGTTATAGGTTACTGGTCCTTCACCAGGAATATTCATTCTTTTTATGCTGCCTGGATTATAGCCTCCAGCTAATGCACCAAATATTTCGCTCATTGCGAAATTTGGAATAAATCCTCCGCTCTTAGCTTTTAAAACTCCTCCTTTAGCAGTGACTCCTTTTCCTATTAATCCACCAGCTACTGCCGTAGCAATACTTGCGGCTTTTTCTCTTTCTATTGTTTGTTGTCGGATAATATTTAAAATTTTATTTTCTACGTCTAATACGCTTATTTGTTTGTTAAATATTGCCTGAACAAGCGCGGGTTCTTGCGACAACACTTGACTTATTTTGGCCTGTATTTGTGCTCGCTGTTCCGACTGAGTATTTAAATTCAATAAAGCTTTTAGAGATTCTCCAGCAAACTTAGCTAAGTTTAAAAATAATTTGCCAAATACAGCAGTTACAAGTATTACTCCTGGACCACTTACAAAAGTGCCTATACCCTCAAATATTCCTTTAGCAATTTTACTTCCTATTCCTTGAGAGTCTGAAGAAATTGACTCTAGTCCTTTATTTAATAATTCAAGCCCACCCTGAAAAGTTGGTTGTAGAGATATTTTTCCAAAATCTGCACCAAGCTGAGTTAGATTAACAAACGTACGATTGATCAGCGCTGATAAAGTTTCATTTAGAGCTTGGTTTCTGGTTATAGCTTGATCTGTTGCTCCAGCAGAAGTTTGTAAAGCTCTATTGTAAACTGAATACTCTTTACCCAAATCCGCCAAAGCTGCTTTTAAAATATTAATCTGAAATATACCACCAACAGTTTCTGCAACTTGCGCTCTTTGACTATCTCCTAGAACACTAAAGGTCCCAGCAAGATTAGACAATATCTGAATTGCAGGCAGGGTATTACCTTCTAGAGTCCTTACTTGAATGCCTAATTGTTCAAGTTGATCTAAAGTCTCTGTTCTCTGTATTCTTGTGAATATTGTTTTTAGTGAGTTACCAATAACAGCACCACCTCTAGCGGTCGTTTGTTGGACGCTGGTAACGATACCTAATAATTCATCAAAATCAACACCCACATCTTGAGCAGAACTTCCAACTCTTTTGATAGCTTCCGCCAGATCCGCAGAACTCACCGCAAATGCAGCATCAACATTTGCCAATTTATTAATGATTGTTGTAGAGTCTAAAGCCGCATCACTAAAACTATTAATTGTTGCAGTTAATGCTTCTACTGAAGCCACAGTATCTAAGCCGCTTAGACGAGTTAATATAAGAGCATCCCTCGTCCTTTTAAGTGTTTCTTCCAGACCTAAACCTTGACGCGAAAATTCAGTTGCAGCTTGAGCAACCGTATCAAAAGACTGAGCGGTGTCTTTTGCGATATTAAATAAACCACCGCCAAAAGCCGCTAAAGATTTTGAACTTACATTTAAAATAACATTAATATCAGTTAATGATTTTTGCACATCTATAGTGCTTCTTACCAAAGATGAGAAAGCCTTCTCTACGCTATATATTAGGCCCGCACTAGCTCCGAACGCAATAACACGAGCATTTGAAGCGTCTAGTGATTTTTGGAACTCATTAGATGCACCAGTAATTCGCCCTAGGGGTTGAGTAAAGGCCTTTTCATTCAATCCTTTGAATTTAAAATCACGCCCTAGGGCCCTTTGAATATCTCTTTCAAGTTGCCTAGTATCTGCACCTACCGAAATTGTAGCGGAAGTCCTAGCCATGCCTTATTCCTTTACTACAGTAAATTACACAAAATATACTTAAATATGATAGTTTTGCTTATTTGATTCCATGTAATTTCATTAAATCTTCCATACTCAAACTGCCGCCCTTTTTGATCGCTTCATCATGCAAGCTAACGCTCTTTTCGTTTGCTCCAATTTTCTCAAGATCTTCTTTTTTAGCGCCCACAATAGAAGTCGCAATAACGCCCTCACCTTTTTTATTTTCTTTACCATCACTTTTGCTTAGTAATTCTTCAGCATTTTTACTACTCTCTAACCAATCAATTAGTTTTTCTGGATCTTCATATAGTTCATCTGCTGGTTTGTGCTTCGCTTCTGAGATGGCATTTCTAAAATACCTAGAATAACTAAAAACTTCAATTTGATAGAATGTAAGATGTATCACTGATTTGCCATAAAGATAATATGGACTATCCTCGCACATATTATAAAGACTTAGATAAAAAGACGATAAGGCTACTTTTTTGAGATTTTTTTCAGAAAAGTCTTTGCTCATGTTATTGTATATTTCTATTATTTCTGATACATCTTTGTTTTCTAATTCATCAAATTCATCCTCAGAGAAAAATCGATCTTTTAGATCCTTATCCTTGTATAAAGAGTTATACATATAATATTCATTTACTTTTTTATTAGCATAATCTTCCACAGTAAAACCAAGTAATTCTTTTCTTTCTGATATTAATTCTATTAATTTTAAATTTTGTTCATTTACTTGATTATTAATTGATTCTATTTCTTCATTTCTAAATAATTTTGATTTTGTTGTTTTAAGATTAGAGATGTATGATTTTATTTTTTGTATCTCATCGTTCTTTTCTTTTGACCATAAATTTTCTAATATCAAATACTTTTCTTTCTCTTCTTCGGCAGGTAATCCATTCTTTTGAGCTTTTCTAATAAAATCTTGTTTTTTAGAATCTATATCACCAGAATCAAAGCTTGTATTGTGCTTGAAATAAACTTTGCTATTTCTATAATATGTCTCTGTGTATCCTTTTAGGATATCAACGAACAGCAACCTTATCTTATTTTTATCTGACGCTTGCAATCATTATTTCTCCATTGTTTTATTGTCTTTGTTGATTGCATCAAGTAATTTAGAAAATTCTTCTTGGGTTGCAGCTCTACCTACGTACCAGAAGCTGATCAAGTATAATAATTTTTGAAGAGCAATTTTTTCAATACCAAATTCAGATTCTTCAATATCATCATATTTTTGCAGCCTACTTTCATAAGATCCTTGACCAAAAAGGTCTTTTAGTTTTTTGTCTTCACCTTCGATTAAACCAAGCTGAAGAACCCACCACATGATAGTCTTATTCCTAGCTCTATTCTCTGCGGTTTGCTCAAATAGATTTGCTTGCGCCATCTCATATTTCTGAATCATTTCTCTTGCTTGTGTCATCTCTTCGATGACTTTTGCAAGATTAGCTTTCTCTTCTTCTGTTCTTATAGCTTCTTGTTTTAAAGATAAACTTTGAAAATCTGTTTGTAGATTAAAAAATTTATTGTAAAGATCATTGTATTCTTTCTGTTCTTCTTCACTTAAAACTCCGCCATCATTATTAAATCTTTTAGCTAATAAAGCGCGAGTTAATAGACCAGCTTTAATACCTTCTGAAAGTCTAACTCCATAAAATAACTCTGCTTCATCAAATAAACTTCTAGTAGGTTTTTTGATGCCTAATTTAACTGGCACAGTTGTTTTTACTTTAGAAGTAACCTTTACTTCTTCGCCTTTTTCATTTGTAGAAACATCTACTTTTTCTATTTCTTTTTCGTGATAGATGTCAAATTCAAACATTGTTTTCATATTTTTTCTCCATTAGTATTAATTAGGTTGTCTAGATAGTTTTTAACTTTGCCATAATAAACTACGCCACCAATTGTTTTAATAAATCTGTGTTTTTTGTCTTCGTCCCAGTGTTGATAATTTTTAATAAAATTTAAATTTTTAAATGTTGTTAAAGTTGGTTTTGAGATACCAAAGTTGTCCTTTAAACTTTTTTGTATGCTTTGAACAGAAAGATTTCCTTGGATTATCTCGTCTATAGGAAAATTATGGTTTAATTTTTTAAGTTTCATTTTAATGTTATATTTAACCTAGTAAAGCTTTCTTCTATTTCCCTGAAAGCGTCATTAGCATTATCAAGGACTCTTTTGCGTATTTTTTGATAAGTTTCATCATTTATATTATAGCCAGAATCACCTAAATCTTCAAGAATAAAAAAGAAATTCTTGTATATATTTGTGATTTTTCTCTTTATCTGAAAAAGAGTTATATCTTTTAAAGCTTCATTTTCCATATTCTTTTACCTTTTAACCAACCTTTTAACCTTACACGGTATTACACAAAAAATAACCCCCGCAGAACGCGAGGGTTATTTTGTGATATATATTACTGTCTATTAGAATTGACCGTTAATAAACAATCCGTTACTTGTATCTTGAGGACCGCCAATTTGAGAACTAAATGTAAGAGTAACAGATTTATTACTTCCGATATCAGTGCTGTATTCTTGACTATCTAGTTTTGCGCCTTTGAGCAAGAATTTAGCCATAATCAAACTAGAATCAGTAGGACTCTTAATTGTGATAGATGGGGTTAATGTTGCGCTATCGTCTGCTACAAGAGTTGCTAGATTACCTGCGTTCATTTCTGTTACTTGAGCTTCTACGCTAAGTGAAACAGTTAATGGGAAATCAATTTCTCTTGTAAATGCAAACTTGTTACCTAATCTTTGAATTGGAGTACGACCCAAATCTAAGCTCAAAGTATAGCTCTGAATATTCATGGTGCTAACATCTACTCCGCTAGCTAACGTATTAGTTAGTGATAATGTTATATCTCCTGGACGTAGAGCAGAAATTGCATTTCCGCTACCAAGTCCAACATTTTGAGTAGCTTGAGATAATTGATAATAATTTTGTAAAGGAGATCCGTTTACAGGATTTACTGCTGGCACAAGATTACCGCTAATTCCTTTTTGAAAGTTCATATTTAAACCTTCAACATTTATGGTTGTTGTTGGGAAATTACCAACAGATCCCTCTGTTGAATAAGAGGTTATTGTTCCATTGCCAATACCTATAACTCCATTATCACCAGAAGAGTTGCTTGTGAATCCTACTGTATCTGTACCTTCTGGAGTTGTGCGAATAAAGTAATTTCTTTCATCAGAAGTTTTATTTAAAAATCCAGATATAGCAGAAATTGTAGAATCGCTATTGCCACTAACTATTGTAAGGCCGAGTATATTATCGTTTGATAAGTTTCCTAGTAAATAACTGAAATCAAGAGATACAGTTGGACTATTCAAAATAACTCGATCAATAGCTGCTAATTGACCGTATTGATTAACATCTGTGCGTTCTACATTAAAACTATAATTAGCGGTTTGAATTCTTTGTAGTTGGTTAACTAGATTAGTGTTTGCTTCTGGTACGTTAGTGCTTCCACCGATTCCAGGGGTAAATGTTCCGTAATGAAAACCTGTTGCGGGTGCTGGGCCAGCATAAAGAGCTTCTGATTGATAAATTATTCTATTTCTAGGCATATTAGTATTTCTCCGTTTCTATTTATTACACACGATTTTTTGTATTTTATCTATTTTTTATAGCCTTGGATATCTATTTTGACTTAGTTCAAAATCAATAAAAGCTGTGAAAAGATTAGGATTTAACTTATTATAGCTATTACTTAATCTATTATCTATTTTAGATATATTCACATTATCTATGTATAAATATTCAAAATCAGCTTGTTTATTAGCTATTAATTCTAAATAATTAAAACAATCTCCAGTACAGCTACCTAAAGCATTAAAAGGCATTTGATTATCATATATTAACGGCACAAGACTTCTTGCTGTATCTCTAAATATACTAGTTACAGCATCCAGCTTAAATATATTATCAGATAATACTATAGCTCTAATATTAATATTAGTTTTATCCATGCCACCAAAAGCTAATGGTTCATTATTCCCACCTTGATATTTTAAATATATCGCAGGATAAGTTTCTACATTTGAAGGTAAACCAGTTGGGTTTTGATAAGTTTTAGGTTGTAATTGAAATTGAGTTTCAAATAATAAGTCTTCTTCTGTTTCACTTGTTAAATATACATTGAAATCTTTAATAGCATAATTTCCACTTATAGAAGTAGAAGCATTTGAAACGGGCTGAGTAAAATATAACTGTCCTTGACTAGCGTTAATTCCGCTTAAATAGTTTTGACCAACTTGAGTAAATGCATTATTAATATAGACTCCGCTTATAATATTTGCATTTGGAACGGATTCGTCAATTACCATTTGTTTAAAAGGCGCTCCGTAAGTATAAAAACCATAATAATTTACATCAATAGGCCAAAAATAACTACTATGGTTGGTAAAAGCCTCTCCTTTTGTGAGTAGTTTATTATCAAACCAAAATAGCATACTAGTCATTGCAAGATTATTTAATTGACTTTTCATTTAAAACTTTCTATAAAATTTTTATATAAAACACTAAAATATTTAGTTGGTTTATAAGAAGCTCTTCTTATTTGATTTTCGCTTTGTATGCCTCTGCCAGATCTACTAGTTGGAAACAAAAGACCATAAACATAATTGCTAAATCCAGATATACCTTTTTCTATCCCCTTAAGCCAACTATTTCCGCCCTCAAATGGCATAGGAGTATATGATCCTAACTCCTCGAGTGATGGAGTTAAAACCTCAAAATTAAAAAATCCATCTTTTGAATTTTTTGATTGTATTCTTGTATTTTTATCTATTGCGTCAACAACATCTTGAACTGGTTGGTCTCCAGCATCAAACCCAATAAAGCTGTATAAATTTCCTTTTCCATCTAAAGTATTAGAAATATTTGATGCGCTAGGACCATTATTTAATTCTATAGAAACTGGATGATTTAATATTTCTGAAATATATTCCTTTTTCTTTTCTTCAAGAATTTGATTTGCAATAATTTTAGCTTCTTTTTCTAAAGCTTTTAATTGAGCTGAAGCTATTTCACCTTTTAGAATAGATTTATTTATTCTAGAAGCCATTATTTTGTTTCCTCTAAATAGTATTGATAATACGTATTATTTAAATACTTTCTAACTCCAGCGGTTGTTATTTTATTAAAAGTTTTACCATCGAACTCAATGTTCAAGGTTGTTCCAGTATCTATATAATTTTTAGCAGGTTCTTTAACAACTAGGGTCACAATTCCTCTAGCAATAGTAACTCTTACGTCCGTTAAGATATCTTCACTTTGTTTTTTATTGTAAGATATTCTACCCTTGAAAGTTGCTTGAACTGGTATATAATTATAAGCCGCTGGTGTAGATTGAGTTTCGTATCCAAATAGTGGTGTTGTTGCTGGCGAAACTAACACTTTTAATGGCTCTTTGTTGACCACGAAATCTCTTGAAAAATAATCAAAAAACTTTTCAAATTCTGCCGAGAAACTTGCTGCAACACTTGGACTAATAAGACTCATTTTTATCCAGCACTATATATTGTGCGAATATTATATAATGCGCCCCTTTCAGATTCGTAACTTCCTTGTATGGTATCATCTCCAGCAACTTGAACTGGACTACTTGCATTCAATGAATATTTTGTAATTAAATCTTTTAATTCTTTGTACTCTTGTTGGCGTATTTGATAGAAGCTTTTTAAAACTTCATTGCTATTTAATTTCTGAACGCTGCCAAAATCATCTTTAATAGAAGTATAATCTGATACAGCAAGGCTTCCTGCGCTCTTTATTTTAAGATCAAAAAAGTATATAGAATACATTTTTTTAAATATATATTTTTCTATATCAGATAAATTAGGGCTTATCTCTAGAGTAGAGCTATTTATTTCATAAGAATTATTAAGCATATTACCCAGCCCACCAATATTTCTTCTAACCCAAGCTGCTATTGATGCAATACTAAAACCACTTGGTTCACCCATTTCTTCATATATTTCTTGGGCAATAGATGTAACAGTATTAATAATCATACTTTAAATTACACTTTAAATTATTATAAATTTAAAGCAAAGTTGACAAGATTTCTTCTGTACTAAATGCGTCCACTATATTATTAGTATAGAATATATATTATTCTTTAATCCTACATGGTTTGTGGACTTTAATCTGTAATTTAATACTTTCAGCCACATTGCTTTTTGTATTCAAATCTATATTAAGTTGTTTGGGACCTAGCATACCTTCATTAAGCATAGTTTGAAATACACTGGTTATATCGTAATTTGCACTCACCAATTCTAAATCAATTGCATTTTGGATGCCATGTAAGCTATGACTTAATTTTCTTTTTCTGGTATTTTCATTAAATTTTTGATCGAACATGCGAAATGTATTTTCTGTTATCACTCGCACATGAGTAAAATCATTATAAAAATTATCGCAACGATGATGAGGTGCTATTATATTCCAAATGCAATCTGGAGCACTTACTCGATACATCTCTTTAATAATTTCTAAAAACTTTTGAGGAGTTTGACCCAGATGTTCCAAGATGCTATCTGCATTTATTTTAATGAAAAAGTTATCTTCATATGGCCATGGAGTTTGTTCAAAATCTAAAACTTGATCAGGGTTACAATCTTTCCATGCGTCTACATTCCAGTAGTCTAACAGTTTCTTAAACCCGCAACCCATATTAAGCTGATTGTGTTCAGGTTTTAAATGCGTTGAGATATTTTTTTTGGCTTTCTTCATGATTGTTAAATGATGGATGAGTTATAGTTGAAATTGGACCATCATCATAAGCGTATATATCTTTTTGAATAATGTTGAATATGTCTGCTCTGATAAAAGCATCTAAGGATGTGGTTATGCCATATTTTACAACTTGTGACAATAGATTTTTAGCCATGTAAGGATCAATTGAATATGCATGAGCGCAATACATGAATCGGTAGTTTGAATTTAATTGACCATATATCATGCGAGCATCTTGCTTTTGTATTTGATATTTGCAACCCAAATAGCCAATGCTATTCAAAGCAACATGAGATGTATATGGTTTAATTAAAACTGCATCATGCTCAAAAATTACAATAGGTTTATCTAATTCCATGCATTTGGCCCATGTTGAAACATGACTCAAAAAACATGCTACCTCAGATAGCGTAAGCCATTCATTCATGCATTTAATCCATTTGATCCAACCTTGATTTTTTAAACTATTTGGAGCAACTACTTGATCATTTTTCACACGAAAAGCTTCGTGCAAATAACTTATCATATTATGTTTTTCGCAAGACTCCATGCATCTTTGAGCATAAGATTCTGATGTCTTGTTGCCTTTGATAGTTATGATATGAGCAGAATCTATATTCTGATCAAATTTAAAATTCAAGCTTTTCATTACACCCATGCATCCCAAAAGATTTCTCTGTTGTACTGCTCATATAGATCCACGCCAATATATTCCACACAATTGGTTACTGTTCTTTCTAATGAGGGTTTAATTTTGTGCAATCCAGGTAGACTAGTTGCCAAATCATTATAAATTTCAGTTTGTTCTATGTTTTTAAAATTATGTTCAAATTTAGGCAATTCAAAGAAATCATATATTCTTTTGAGTTGAGCTTTTGGACTGTTGCAAAATCTGTTGTATTCCACGAACAGCATTTTGTCTGTGTGACCTTGAATAATTGCATCTTTGATGCTGGCATGAGACAATCCTAATATGCCTGTGGGACCTGCATAATATAATGCTCGAGCAGCTATGGTTGTGCCTGCAGTATCACCTGCTACTGTGCTTAATGGATTGTTTCTTTTGATTTTTTCAAAACTAGTAATAATTTCTGCAGGACTTCGCACTGGGCATAATATTTTAATATCATAATCTAGTAATTTTTGCAATAAATTAATTTGTGTGACCCACATTCTGTCTTTATCAAATATTATTTTTTTATCAGAAGCATTGTGATAATTGTTTAATGCAGCTTTAAGTACATTTATTTTAGCATTTTCATCAGGAAATTCTTTGTTTGCTTCCATGTTGTTCCAATTAGCAACAATATTTGCAATCAAGGGACACAATGAGCTTACTGCATATCCATCTACGCCTGGATTTTGCTTTAATAAATTAATCATCATGGTGCTGCCAGAACGAGGCAAACCTGCCACAAAGTACAATTTCTTCATAATCTTATTATATAAAGATGTTATATAAAAATCAATGTTTTATATATTAATCTGTTAAAAGTTTTAATTTCTTTTTAACATCTGCAAATGGCTTTTTCCAGCATCCAAATTTAGTTTGACGAAATACTTGAGTGCTTTTTTGATACCAAGGAGAATGTTTACCGCCATATGCCCATATGTGATAAGGTAATATTGGAACAATCACTACTGTGGGTTTACCCATGGCGCTAGCAAGGTGAGCAATGCTGGTACAAGATGTTATAACCAAATCAAGATTAGCAATACAAGCAGCTGTGTCTTCCCAAGATATAAGCAAATATTGCAAATCAGTAATATGCTCAGGCAATTCTAATGTGTCGTTGTCTTTTTGTAAGCTGTAAAATTGAGCATTTTTATTATCACAAATATCTATCAAGCATTGAGGAGGAAAATAGCGATATTGTTGATGTTCGTATTTAGGATTGCCACTCCATTTGATACCAACTTTAAATTTATCAGATTTTATAATATTCTTCCAATTAGAAATGCTCAAAGGATTTGCAAAAATATAAGGTTCATTTGGTATAGTATCTTTATTATGACCAAAAATCCAAGAAGTGCTGAATCCAGGGATCCAATAATCAAATTCTACTTGATTTAATTCTGAAGGATTAATAGCTCTACTAACCCCTGGCACTCTTTGAAAAAGACATTTTAAAACTTCATCACAAACCACAATGCATTTGCCACCTCTTACCATTATTTCTTTGGCAAATCTCACAAAAATCATTTGATCACCATATCCTCCTTCTCCATTTATAACTACTGTTTTGTTTCTTATGTCCTGATTATTCCATATGGGTTTTTTGTCTGTTAAAAAGTTTCCCCCATATACGCCAATATGTCTACCTGCTTCTAAACATTGAAATCCTGATTTAAAATCTCCTTGATGTATAAGAAACCATGCACGATTAAACTTGTGTCTTAAATTATTTGGTTCTTCTTTTTCAAGTTTTTCACTTATTTTCCATGCGTCTTTTACTCTGCCCCGAACCATAAGATTTAACTGTTGGTCTAATAAATGCATATATATATTATATAATAATAATATTAAATATCAATAATAAATTAAGCTGCTTGTATTGCAAGTGTAAAACCTGAGCCTGCTCCTATAGCAACAAAACTATCAAAAGCTTTTTTAGGATACACAACAGAGTCATTATTTCCTAAAGTACCAACACTATTAATCCCCCATGCAAACAGCAAACTATCATTGCGTACTGCCAAACTGTGACCATTTCCACCTGCTACGCTAGTCCAACTGCTGCTGCCAATTTGCACAGGCGATGATCGATTTATTATAGTACCATCTCCAATTTGACCACTGCTATCAAACCCCCATGCAAAAAGCAATCCATCATTGCGTACTGCCAAACTGTGGTCCAATCCAGCTGCTATGCTGGTCCAACTGCTGCTGCCAATCTGCACAGGCGATGATCGATTTATTATAGCACCATCTCCAAGTCGACCACTGGCACCATTTCCCCATGCAAACAGCAATCCATCATTGCGTACTGCTAAACTGTGGTACCCTCCAGCTGCTATGCTGGTCCAACTGCTGGTGCCAATTTGCACAGGAGATGATCGATTTATTATAGTACCATCTCCAATTCGACCATTGCCACCAAACCCCCATGCAAACAATAATCCATCATTGCG